GCTGAAGGCTTGGAAGCGGAATTTACCTCGCTGGACAACCAGCGGGAATATTGCTCGTCCTATATCAAAAGTCAGGCCGGCGAAGGCTGGATCGAGTTGCCGCAGCACTATGACGACGGCGGCTATTCCGGCGGGAATATAAACCGACCGGCACTCGCCCGGCTGCGCGCCGACATTGTTGCCGGACGAATAGATATGGTGGTGGTTTACAAGATCGACCGGCTGTCCCGATCCCTTCGCGATTTTGTCAATCTTGTCGCGGAGATGGAGGCCATCAGTCAAGCGGAAAAGGTCGCTGCCGCATGAGCAAAAATAAATATCAAAGTTTGATATTTTCCCATTGACGTAGTATCAAAATCTGATATTATCCAATCATCAACAGCGAGTTGATAACCGACGCCTCCGGGGAATGCAGGCAGGAGAGACGAAGATGGTCAATTACAGCGACAACGAAATCCGCAACATCGCCGCGATCAGCATTGATCAGCACATCCACCTTCTGACGCAATTCGGCCTTACTCCGGAATGGGCCAAGAGGATCATTGCTCTTAGCACCGAAGAAATCGCCAAGAATATCGAAATCGGTAAGGCTTCCGGCAACCCCAAGGGAAAGCCCTTGGTTGACGCTATGGAGCGCGAACTGATCATTCGTCAGGCTTAACGAGGGGGATGGCAATGAACAACCACCATTCTGTTTTCAATGCGATTTCCCGCAAGACAGCGCAAAAGGCGAAACGTTGCATTGACGTTCCGGTAGATGACACGGAAAACCTTTTCGTCCGCTGGTATATAGACCCGAAGTCCCCCGTCGAAAAGCGGCGTCGCAAGTTCGACAGGGCGTTGCGGGCGTTACGCTCCAAGCTCAATAGGGGGCGCAACGGTGCTTACTCCTGATAAAACTGGAAACAACATTCAAAAGGCCGCCGACGCGGCCTTTTTTGAAGACTGGTCGGAGTGGCACAGTCTTGATGATCTGCCACCTGTGCCCCGCGACTGGCGAGGCCGGCGCGTCACGAACAATGGATGGCAGCAATATACGCGATACGGGCTGGAGTTGCGCCATAACGTGCCTTGGATGGGCGGCCCGGCCTTTGAAATCATGATCCCATCGCAAGAGCCCATGGTCAAACTGCTCAAGCGTGTTCCGGGCCTGCGCCAGCATCCGGCCTTGTCCGGCACATGGCGGGTGCAGTACCAGTCCATGGAGACGACATGGTTCGTTCCGGCTTCCGAATGGCGCGCGCTGCGCGCCGTCCTGCCGGCCCTGAAGCGCCTCGTCGCCAATTATGTTAGGCATCGACCTTGAGCTATCTGTATTTTGTCACCCTCAACACCGGCAGCGCCGACCGTATCGCTCCGCCATCGGCAATCGTCACGCAGGCTGCGGCGCTAGATCTCGCTCGTGCTTTGCGCGATGGCGTGACCGGCATTGCAAGGCATTCGGGCTTCCAGTTGCAGGCGCTCACCGTGGGCCCGGCTCTCCTTTGCACCGTATCGAAGGCTGGCCAGCCGCTCGCCACGTTCGGCGTTGCGGCGCGGTCGCGCGGATCGGCAAACCTATGGCAGATCATGCACGAGACATCGGCCGGCTATGGGCTGGCATCGGACCGTACAAGCCCGCCGCCGGCACCATGGTGCGGCGTCCGCGTCGAGCCGGGCTTTTTGTCTTATCCAGATGCGGCGCAATGGCTGGCATCCTATGAGGTCGATGTGGCGACGGCGTGGATCGAAAAGAGGCATCAATGAAACATGATCGGGAGGACTCACTATGACTGCGGAACAGTTTTGCCAATGGTTGGGCACCATGAAGGAGGCCGGGCGCGCGGCCACGGACGTGGAGTGCGGCGCGACGATTGGGAAGACGAAAATATCTGTCCTCAACTATAAAGCCCGCGGCACCGACAAGACGGTGGCTCTTGCATGTCAGGCCGCCTTGCACGGGCTGCCGCCATATGGCGAAAGTGACGATGCCTGAAAGACCATCGCCCCGCCGACAGCTTCCGCCCATGCCCGTAGGATCAGGTTGGCCTGCATGGGGGACAGACTCATCCGTTCACCACCAATATCGACATAGATATTCGGGCCATCGCGGCGCGGATACAGGCTTCCAAGCAATCCGGCTTTGTCGGTCATGCACCACCCATATCCGGCCTTTCCACGATATCGAAATGCGCCGGCGGGGATGAAACCCTGATCGGCCAGCCGAGACGGTGAATCAGGTTGCAGGTATAGGCCAGTTCAATGAAGTAGGTCGCCGGACCGGGCACCGCGCTTTCGGGCACGGTGATCGCCCGGCGATAGCTCTCCGGCCCCAGATCGGGCGCATCGCCGCGTGTGTAGGTCGAAATCGCGAAAGTCGTGCCGGATGCGTCGGTCAGCCATCGCCGGCCGGTCACATCGCAGAACCTGTAGCGATGCAACGAATATTCGATTTCCAGATCCTGCCCCGGTGCAACATGCGTGGTCAGCACACGAACACCATCGAACCGGACGGGCGGCTGACGGTCGCCGATAGCCAGCCCCATGGAGGCGGCCCCGAACACGGCGAGGGTGAGGACGATTGCGGCAACGAGTTTCTTCATGGTGAAGGCGGTCCTTTCATCCATCCGAAAAGCTTCATGACATGCTCGCCGAGACTGACCGCGCCGATGAACACGGCCACGATGGTGACGATCAGCCATTTCATGAAGTGGCTCACCGTCATCACGTCGCGGTAGAGCTTCACGGCCCCGCGCAGTTCGTCGCCGGGAATGGTGGCGAGATATTTCAGGTTTTCGACTTCTTCAGGCTCCAGCTTGGAGAGCATCTCCTGCATGTTCTGATCCAGTTGGTTGAACCGATTGACCGTGCACCCTTCTTCGCGCATCACTTTAGCCCCCTCGCTGTGTCGTCATAAAAGGTGGCGCACCTATCCGTGCGCGCGTTCTGCCGGTCGAGCGCCGCCCGCTCGCGTTTGAGGATGGAGCGAATTTCCGCCCCTTCGGTCAGCGCCGCGTGAGGCTCTTTCGCCCGGCAGTCTTCGGGATAGGCCGGCAGGGTGACGCGAGCCTGCGCCGTTCCCTGTACCGTCGCCGCCTGTTTCAGCGCCTTGTCACTGGCGCAGGAAATCAAGGTCGTGACCATCAAGCAGGCAAGCCCGCCCCGTATCAGCAAGCCGGTTTTCATAGGCTTTGATCTCCGCTTCGGTCTGTTGGGATTTTTCCGCCTCGGCCGCGCGGGCGTTTTTAAGCTGTTCCTGATAGGCCGAGATGACGAATTCGCCCGCCTTCTTCTGGCGGTCCATTTCGGCGAGCTTCGCCTCCAGCGCTGTCTTCTGCGCTTCGAGGACATACCCGTCACGCGCCTCGCGCTTAAGCATGGGATCGTGCAGGGCGGCGTTGTAGAGCAGCATCAGGGCGATGCCGCCGACAGCGCCGAGGCCGATCTTGATGTAATCGAGAAACCCGAACATCAGTTCAACCCCGCCAGACAGAGTTCTTTTTCACCGATGCGGGTGGCGTCCCCGTTCTCGCGGCGCTTCTTCAGGCCGGCGATGACGCGCCCGCCAGCCTGATTGAACCACGTCATGGCCTGACAGGCCCCGGCCCAATTCCTAGCCGTCACCCGCCGCGCCGCCGTGGACCGGCACACTGTGGAAACGCCAACGTTGTACGCCAGATCAAGCATGGACGCCTGTACGCTGATCGGGGCCTTGTCGAAACCCGGAACACACCGTTGCAGCGGTTGATGAAAATCCTTTTCCAGCCGCTTCATAAGCATGGCCGAGCATTCGTCATCGGAGCAATAGCTGTTCCTTGTGACGCCCTTGGTTTCTCCAATCCCTACAGTCCACACACGGCCAAGGGCATCATAGTATGCCTTGTTCGACTTCCCCTCCCACGGCGCGGTCAGGTATGTGGCCGTAAGGGCCACAAGGCCAAGGCCGGAAGCCAGCGCCGTCTTTGCCCGTTTACTCGCCATCGCGAAATTCCTTTTGGCTGATGATGCGCGCCACGAATGCGGCGGCCACGGTGATCAAGGTGAGGATGGCGAAGGCGCGCGCCGAAATGGGCAGGCTGTCACCCAGCAAGGGCAGGGCGGCTTCAAAGCCGGACAGGATGCCGGCGAGCACGAGCAGGCGGATGCTCCAAGCGTGCTTGAGCACCCGCTTCCAGTCGGAACCGAGTTTCATGGGATGCCTTTCGATGTGTCAGGATTTCTTCTTGCGCCCGTCCTTTCCGGCGCCGCCGGAAGGCTGCTTGATTTCGAGCGTCGTGCCGGCGCCGCCCCCGCGGTCGGCCTTATGGCTCACCGAGGCGATGCGATAAGAGCCGTCCACCCCGGCCCGCGCGCCCGAAAGCAGATAGGTCGCCTCCGGTTGGGCATCGACGGTGAGCGTCATCTCCACCGAGCCTTCGCCGCCCTCGCGTTCGGCCTCGCGCTTGCGGGCGTCGGCGATGGAGGCGGCCTGATCGCCGTCCGCGGCGGTGCTGCGCACCACATTGGTGGAGTCCGGCAGATCGCGGTCGAGGTCGAATTCGACATCTTTCGAGCGGAAGTCCGCCTTCTTGCGATCGAAATAACGAACCTTCGCCTTCGTGAAGGACCGCCGGCCCTTGAAGGGCGCGATATCCCACGAGATCACGTTGCTGCCCACGATGCCGTAGACGACCGGCAGGCTGGCGCCGGTCGCGGCCTGTCCTTCGCCGCGCTTGGCAAGCACCGCCTGATCGCTGCGGATCTTGAAGGTCCCGCCGACCTCGCGCGCGAGGCGCTCGCCGAGATGCAGGAAGCTTTCGCCGTCCGCTGCCCAATAGTCGCGATGCACAGCGGCAAAGGCGGGATCGAGCCGGACCGAGGCCACTCCGGCGCGTCTGGCGGCCTCGTCCATGAAATCCTGCATGCTGGCGTCATCCATGTGGAATTGCAGCGGCTGCTTGATCTTCCCACGGCTGTCGAAGCCCTTGGCGCCGACCTTCAGGGTCCGCCCGCCGCCGCGCGACCCCGACGAGCGCACGGAGTCGACCGTGCCGGCGAATTTCCACACCCCGGCGATGGCCGTCCGGACCGAAGCGCCTTCTTCCGGCAATTCGATCTGCCCTGCCGTGTCATCGAATGTCAGGCTGCATGTGTCAGATGTCGCGCCGTCCCTGTCGCTGATCTCTATGTCGATCAGGTAGGGGCGCATTGCGCCGGTCATGTCGCGGCCATCGACCATGACCTGCCATGAAACAGTCCAGTTGTCGGTTGCCATGGAAGATCATCCGAACAGGGAAACGACGTCGCGGGATTGCCCGTCCGTCTCCGGCGGCAGGTCGGGAATGGTCACCGTGGTGCCGGGTGGAATGATGACGCCGAGCCGCGCCAGTCCCGGATTGAGCGCCAGCGTGCTCTCGACCAGAGACCGGCCGCGCACGCCGTATCGACGCCAAAGCAGCAGGTCGAGCGTGATATGGTCACCCCCGACGACAATGGTATCCATGGTGGTGCTCCTATCCGATGCCGAACAGCGACAGCAGTCCGGCAATGATCTGCTGGCCGGAACCGCTGTCGGGCTGCACCCGCGTCATGGTGATCGTGTGCTTGACCACGAAGCCGACGCCCTGCCGCGTGAGGCTGCTGTGGGTTTCCGAAATATTGGTGATCGCGAACCACCCCATCCGCATGCCGTCGCCGCGCTGAAGCGGGAAGCGCACGCCGTTGCGGCGCATCTCGTGCAGTGTTTCGAGTTCGTCCAGCCCGCCGATCTTGGTCGGCAGCAACTGGCCGGAAAGCGTGATCTGGTCATCGCCTTCCCCGGTGAATTCCTTGCCGGGAAAGGCATTGATAAGGGCCTTGGACGCAATGTCGGCGGAGGCCGAACGCTGCATTTCGTCCACACTGAAAGGCCGTGTATCCACGGTGAGAGTTCCGAGCATATAGAGCATCACGACACCGCATATTCGAGATCGGCCTGCGCGCCATCCATCGCCGCACGGAACCGGCGCTCCATCTCCGCCACCACCTTCTGCGCGAGCGATTCCTCGCTCATGCCCGGTACGCCGTGCACATGGAGCGCGCCGATGGTGAAGCTTCCGCCGCCGAGGCTGGACGTGCCGCCATTGGGAATGATCGTGCCGGAGCGTCCGGCGGTGAACAGTTCCGGCCCTTTCTCGCCGACCAGATAGGTCCGGCCGCCGACAACGGGTCCGCCCGCCGCACGAGCGCCGGCAACGCCGGGCAGCGGAATGGTGGCTCCGGCATTGTTGTTCGCTGCGCGATCCCGGATCGAGCCGCCTCCGCCACCGCCGCCCCCCAGCCAAGACGGCATGGACGGCCATTTGATGAGACCGGAAATATCGATATTGCCGATCGCCGCGACGATCTTTCCGGGCAGCGAGCGGAACCAGTCGACCAGCTCTCCGACCTTCGATTTTACCGCCTCGATAAGCCGGGTGGCGGCATCATAGCCCGACTGCTCCCACGCGGCCTTCTGCGCGTCGGTCAGCACTTCCCGGCTGAAGAAACTGGCGATCCAACTGCCGAAGGACTGCAAAGCCCCCATCGCGCTCTCCCATCCGGAGGCGATGGCGGACCCGATCGGCACCAGCCATTCGAGATAAGGCCGCACAGTGGCGATCGCGGGCGCAAGCTGCTCGCCGATGGCGCGGGCGACACCGGAGAATATCGAAGAAATTCGATCCCAATATTTCCAGATCACCACCGCGGCGGCTACGACCGCCGCCACGACGGCGACGATGACGCCT